AGACGATGCTTGCCGCTGCTCTCGGACTGGCGGAAATGTTTGTCGGGCCGCCGTCTGCCGAAGTTCTGGTAGTCGCCAGCGACCAGCGGCAGGCCAACATCACGTTGCGATACGCGAGACGTATGGTCGAGCTGAATCCACTTTTGGCCGAACGCGTGCATGTCTACGCTGACCGGCTGTATCTGCCGGAAAATGACGCCACGCTACTACCGCTTCCGGCAGAACCGGGAGCATTGCACGGTCATGACCCGTCATTAATGATCGTTGACGAGCTGCACGTTGTCACCGAAGACGTTTGGGAAGCCGTGACCAGCGTGTCTGGCAAGCGGCCTGAAAGTCTCACTTTGGCGATTTCGACGCCGGCCGATTCTGCGGATTCGGTGATGTGGCGTCTTGTGGAGCATGGCCGCGCTGGTACAGACCCGTCGTTCTACTTTCGTGAGTACCTCGCGCCTGATGGTTGCGAGGTTGACGACCGGGGCGCGTGGCGCATCGCCAACCCTGCGTTGGCCGATGACGAGCCGTTTCTGTCTGAGGATGGCCTAGAAAGCGTTTTGAAGACGATTCGAGAACCGGTTTTTCGTCAGTTGCGTCTAGGTCAGTGGGTCACTGGCGTGCAATCGTGGCTTCCGTGGGGAGCGTGGTCACAGTGTGTCAAGCCACGAAAAATCTCCCCGAACGAACGCGTGGTTTTCGCTTTTGACGGTTCGGCGTCAGGTGACAGCACGGCTTTGGTCGGAGCCACGATGGACGGGCACGTGTGGATCGAAGGCATTTGGGAGAATCCCGGCGATCCACGTTGGCGCGTTCCGCGTGAAGATGTCAGTGCCGCAGTGGATTTAGCGTTTTCGCGCTACAACGTGGTCGAGCTGGCGTGTGATCCTTGGGGGTGGCGCTCTGAGATTGAAGCGTGGGCGAACCGTTACGGCGAAAAGCGAGTTCTGGAGTGGAACACCGCAGCGGCGCAGCGTATGGCACCGGCAACGGACCGGCTGTATCAGGCGGTGATGACGAAAACCGTTACTCACGACGGTGACGAACGTTTGAGTTCGCATATCGAGCATTGCGTTGCGAAACGTACGCCAATGGGTGATTTGGTGAGCAAGGATAAAAAGGGTTCGCCGCGCAAGATTGACGCCGCTGTGGCTGCTATTGTGGCTTATGATAGGGCCGCTTGGCATTCAACCAAGACGACCAGAAAGCGCACCGTCAGTTTTGCGTGATTAGGACTCATTGTGACAATTCCACTTGTACCGGTAACGCCAAAAGATTTTTTGCTTAAGCTTCTGCAAAAGCTAGACGAACCATTGGCGAGATATTCACTGTTGGACAGTTACTATACTGGAAATCAGCCGTTGGCGTTTCTAAGTCCTGAATCGCGAATCGCGCTCGGTAACCGTTTCGGTCGTATGGTTTCCAATATTCCACGTTTGTCGGTTACGGCGCTGACTGAACGGCTGCAAATCACGGGGTTCTCAGATAAAGCGTTGTGGGTTGAGTGGCTGCGCAACGACATGGATTTGTTTTCAAACGTCGCACATCGTGAGGCGTTGCTACTCGGCGATTCGTACGTCATCGTTTGGGCGGATTCCTTTGGGCGACCGAAAGTTACGGTAGAGAGCGCGAAGCAAGTTTCGTGCTTGTTTGATCCCGGAACGCGAGAAATCACGGCTGCCGTGAAGCGCTGGGAGACGGAAACGACGACCGAAGCAATTTTGTATCTGCCGGGCAGAATCATTCATTACAGAGCCAACCACACGGGCGCAGTGCTCGGTTTCGAAGCGGTGAAGGAAATTCCGAATCCGCTGGGTGTGGTCCCGGTCGTGAATCTGCGGAACTCTGATTTGATTCTGGCGGACTATGGCGCTTCTGAAATTGACGACCTGATGCCATTGGTTGACGGTTTGAATAAATCTCTCGTGGACATGATGACGACGAGTGAATTTGTCGGCAGGCCGCGACGTTGGGCAACGGGTATCGAGCTCGAAGAAAAACCGGTTATCGACAGCGACGGAAATCCAGTAGTTGACGACGACGGCGAACCGGTACTAGAAGCGGTCAACCCGATTCCCGAGGGCAACCGCGCAATGATTTCGGAAAACGCAGAAGCGAAATTTGGACAGTTGGCCGCTGCCGATTTGGGTGGTTATGAGGCTTCGGTCCGAATTTTTCTCGGTCAGATCATGGCGGTTTCTACGCTCCCAGCTCACTACGTCGGCGTTTTTACCGACAACCCCGCCAGCGCCGACGCGTTGCGTGCATCCGAAGCGTCGTTGACAGCTCGCGCCGAAGCGCGCCAGGAAATTTTCGGTAGAGCGTGGGAGAAAGTCGCGAAACTGATGGTCGCGGTTCTCGACCAGGTGGACCCGAATACGGTTGACGACGTTGTGGTTTTTTGGTCAGAAGCCGGAACGCGGAGCATGGCCCAAGAAGCCGACGCCGCTGTGAAACTCTTTGAAGCCAATTTGTTGCCGCGAGCGTTCACGCTGCGAAAGCTCGGATACAGCGAAGAAGAAATTTTAGAAATCGAGTCTGAGTTTCGATTTCAGTCCGTACTGAATGAAGCTCCAACCAAAGATGAAGTAAATACATAATAGATCGGGATATAGAAGATGTTTGTTAAGAACGATGAAATCGAAAACGAAGGCACCAACACCAACGCCCTGGCGGGCACTGACACGACGACCACTGAACCAACCGCGTTGGAATCCGACGAGACCGTGGACGAGAACGCGGACGGACCGAACGACGAAAACGACAGCGACGACGACGAAATAGACAGCGATTCAACTACTTTCAGTCGAACCTACGTGGAGAAGTTGCGGCGCGAGAATGCGAGCTATCGCGAGCGTGCGAACCGCTCTGACGAGCTGGCGCAGCGCTTGCATACGGCGATGGTTGCGGCTACCGGACGCATGGCAGACCCGACCGATTTGGTTTTCGACGCTGCACACTTGGACGACCAAGACGCCATGAATACCGCAATAGATGAATTGCTCTCGAAGAAACCGCATTTGGCGTCTCGGCGTCCGTTCGGTGACGTTGGGCAGGGCAATCGGGGCGCAGTGTCGGACGCTCCGGTCAATTTGGCGGATATCTTGCGTGCCCGCGCCTAGGTAGTGCGGTATAGTGCCAATAACGCGCCTGATGCGCTTCTCTGATTGAACGTCCCGATGGCGTTAGCGATCAATTCACTTTTTCATTTTGATTGTTAGGACGTTTTTATCATGGCTGTAAGTACCGCAAACGCTACCGAACTCACTCAGCAACAAGTTGCGAGGATTCTGGTAAAGCCGCTGGAGGAATCTGCAAAATTCCTCGCCGCTGGCCCGCGTATTTTTGATACTGCGAGCGAGCTTCGGTTGCCGAAGCTTGGTGGTCCGACCACTGTCGGATTCGTCGGTGAGAACCAACTGATTCCCGATGCAGATGTCGATTTCGATGAGGTCGTGCTGATGCCGACCACCATGAAGAGCATCAAGACTCTGACCAAGTACAGCAACGAGCTGTCGCGTCAGTCGGTGATCGGTCTCGATCAAGCTCTGAAAGATCGGTTGGTGACCGATGTCGCGGCCAAGCTGGATTCTCAGCTGTTCGGCGCTACCGGTGACGGCACCACCACGCCGCAGGGTCTGTTTGCGTGGGCCGGTACCCAGACGCTCGCAATCGGTGGCGCAATCGAGCTGGACGACCTGCACGACGCCGAAGCACTCGCACTCGGTGAAGACGTGGAGCCGACAAATCTCAAGTGGGTGATGACTCCCCGCGAGCTGATCAAGCTGCGGAAAATCAAGGCCACCGATGGCAATTACATCGTGCAACCCGATGTCACTGCCGCTGGCGGCTACACGCTGTTGGGTCATCCGGTGATCGTGACCAAGCGTGTTCCCGATTTGGCGGGTACGCCGAACACCGGTCGCGCCGCTCTGCTCGATTTCTCTCAGGTGGCGGTCGCTCGCGATCTTGCGCCGACTGTGAAGATTCTCGATCAGACTTTCGGCGACTACGACCAAATGGCAATCCGCGTGGTGTGCCGGTATGACGCAAAGCCGCTGAACGCCGAAGCGGTTATTAAGCTGACCGGAATCACTATCTGACGATGGCTGCCGTAACCGGCCAAAAGG